AGCTGTCGCATCCCTAATAATAACTTGTAAATCTGTGTTGGCAAATATCTTGAAGGTGTAGTTAAAGGTATCGAGAGTACCATTACCTGCGTATGAGTTCTTTACTGTAGTTGAAGATATTGTCATATTAGTTCCTCTATATTAAATTCTTTATCCTTTGTCTATGGTTTTAACCAATAACTTGATCCATAATTTTGATACGCTTTTCTACGCATTCTTCTGAAATAACCTGGATCAAGCATTTCTTTTATTTGATAACCTATTAAGTAATCATATCCCCATTTGGTATAAAATAAATTTAAAAATGGAGTATTTCCTTCTAAAATTTCATAATTTTTTTTAGCAAAATTATTAATTTTACCATCCATTAAATCACCTAAAGAATTTATAAATTTAGATATATCTCCCATAGCTGGACCTAATATTGTTTCTTGTAAACTTCCACCATAACTATTTTTTAGCTCTGAATATAAAAAATCACCATAAATACCAAGTCCGCCACCTTGTATAAATGATGCAAAAAAATCTTCTTTATTATCTAAATCTCTTGGAGTTCTACCTTTTAATAAATCTTTAGAAGATAAAGCTAAATAACCAAACATTGTTCCTAAAATAATTTGAGATGTAATTCCTAAACCACCAGCAATTAATTTATTTTCACCTGGTCCATAAGATTTTAGTTCTCTACCAATAACCTTCATCCAAACAGCAACAGGAAAATTTTTAAATTGAGTAAATAATCTCATTAATTCACCTTCCCATGTACCTCTTTTAAATCCTCTATTTAAGGTTGCTCTAACTGCCGCATCTGGCTCTGGTGTTCCATGCATTGCTCTATCTAATAATAAATTTCTATAAGTAATTTGTAAATCTAATTTAAAATTTTCTGCTTCAGTTTTTGTTATTTTTTTTTTTAAATAATTTGATATTGATTCAATAGATAATTCATCAATATTTTCAGCTGTCATATAAGTTTTTCCATCAGCTTCTAATGTTGTTATAGATCTTAATAAATCCCATTTACCTTCATCAATTTTATATAATGCAAGTAAATTTTGATCTCTTTTACTCAAATTATTAAAAGATGTATTTTTTTTCATACCATACATTCTTGCTAATCCAGTTGTCATTCCAGATTTTAAAGATGAAGTCCACCAATTTAATCCATTTAATTTATAAAATAGTGAAGATAATGATGCAAATTTACCTGTCATATCTCCTCTCATTGACATTTTTTGATTCATTGTTCCGATAACAGTATTACTCATTACACCTAAAACATCGTATGCTTGTTTATTTTTTGTAAATCCACTTAAATTTCCTAATGCTTCAAATAAACCTGTAAATAATCCTCTGCCTTGAAATCTTGTTTCGGTCATATATGTTGCTAAATCACCAAATGATGAGACAGTTGCAAAACCTAATTTACCTGTGCTTTGCAAGAATCTTATTGTCATTCCAATTTTTGCACCTGTTGCATTATCAACTTGATAAACACTACCATCAACTTCAGCAAATTCTTTTTTAAAATTTTCAAATTTAAATTTTTTAGCAAGATCTGGATTAATGTTTGCGTAATGAACACTTAAAATTTTTAACATTCTTTCAAAATTAGCTTTAGGTTTTGTTCCCAATCTATTCATATTTGCAATATTTCTTGCACCAACTTGTAATCCATGTACAACAGATTCTGTTAATTTTGATGAACCAAATTTTTGATCGTATTCAAATCTTGCATCCGCATCTTTAAAATGTAAAATTCTTTCAGCACTCATTTTTTTAGCAATACTAGATGATCCATAAATATTATCTAAACCTTCTGATTTAAAAAATACACCAGATCTTAATTTAATATAAATTTCATCTAATATTTCATCAATATTTTCTTCACCACCAAAAGTTCTTTCAATATCTAATTTAGTTTTAACATATTCTCTCCATGCTCTTTGATGAACTCTCCAATCAGTTTCACTTCTTCCAGCTGCACCATTTAGTTTATCTGGATCATGATACTGTCTTGTAATCCAATCTTCTAATTTTCCAATATTTGCACCCAATAGATTTAATCTAGTTCTAATCATTTCAGAATGTTTTTTAATTATACTAGCTATAAGTTGAGCATCTTTTACTCCTGTGCTACCAGCTTCTACAAGTTCTCTGTAAATTTCTAAACTTAATTTATTATCTTGAAAAGCATTTAAAACTTTATTTCTTTTTAAATCAGTAAAAAAATCTGTTAAAAATTTTTCTTCCAAAGCTACTTGTTCATTAGCAACAGATTTTCTTGATCCAAAACCAAAATCTTGTATTCCAACTAAAAAAGCCTTTACACCTTTTATTGGATCTTTAACAAAATTATCAATAATATCATTTGCTTCTGTAATACTTTTTATTGTATCATTTGCTAAATTTCTTTTATTAATAGCTTGTTCTAATTCTATTTCATCAATTACATCTTTAGTAATTTTAGATTCATTTATTTCTATTTCTTTAGATGCTTTATTTTTTTTTAAATTAGATTTTACTCTTGTTAAAACTAATTGAATCTCATCATCAGATAAAATATCTTTAACTACATTTTTAACTTCCTGTAAACATTTCTTAATAGACATTATGAACTCCTAATTATACAATTAGCACCAGCTTTAATACCATCTCTAATTTTATTTTTTTGATTTATTCTATTATCAATTTTTTCTATTTCTTTCAAATTTTCATCAACTTCTTGATTAATAGATTCTTTATTAAATTGATTTTTCATATCTTTAGCTCTTAAAGCTAATGCTTGTGCTTCTGCTTCTTCTGCTTGAATTATTTTTTCAAAAGGTTCAATAGTAGTTTCATTTGCATTAACATTTACATCATCTCTAGTAATTTTTGTTCTTTCTAATTTAGTTTTTAATTTATTTTCATTAACTATTTTATTAACTATAGCAGATTCTTTTTGTTTCAAATCATTAATTTTTTTTCTTAATTCTTCAGTTTTAATTTTATCTTTTGTTTTTTTAGATTGTCTTAATTGTGACTTTAATATTTTTTTTTGAGAATCTAATTCTATTAATTGTTCATTATTTAATTTACTTGAATTAATTACATCTGCTGTATTTACTTTTTCATCATTTAATATTTTTGCTACTGAATGTCTAAATAAATCTTCTTTAAATTCTGGATGAGATCTGGCAAGTCTTTGATAAATATTTTCTTTTCCTCTTGCTTTTGCTAAAGCATCTCCTATTTTACCAAAACCTAAATGAAAACTTGATCCAATAATTGATCCAAATCCTATATTTAAAAAAGCATCCATATCTGTATAATCTGATTGTTCAGATTTAGCTTGTGCATAAACAATAGGTTCAACAATAGCATTACCAACTAAACCCTCAATAGCACCTTTTGCCAATCTTCCTCTTGTTGCTCCCATTCTTGCAACCCACGATGCAAATCGTGCTTCACGAACTATAGGAACAAAAGATGCTGCTATATTAATAGGATCAGCAAAAGAAGTTAATAATCCTGCACCTAAATAAATTGATTTAGTTCCCATACTTTGAGGAGCATTTGCAAGTCTTTGTGATCTTCTTAAATCAATTTTTTTTCTTTCAACAATATAATCAACAACACCTTTTCTTGTATCTTTTTCAAAAAATAAACCAAGATCAGCATATTCTTTATTTAATTCTTCTTTTGGCATTACTTCATCGCTAACATCTATTGCTTCTTGCATTTCAAAAGTTCTCCACAAAGAATGTGTTGGATTGTAATTCCATGCTTGAACTGCAGATATTTTGGTTGCTTCCCATAAACCAATATTTGCAGTATCTACTGCTGAATCAAATTCATCTTGAGTATTTTCAAATGTTTTTAAACCAATATTAATCATTAACCTCTTCCTTTTCTAGTTTCTGGAGTAAAATCTAAATCAGTATATTCATACTCTTCATTAGTAATGGGAAGTTTGGTTGATGTATCTAAAAATTTTAGTTCTATTTTTTTTCCATTTTTGTCTGATACAATTAAAGGATTGCCATTAGTTCTTATAACATATAACCATAAACCATCACCTTTAGGATTTAAATACCACACAGCATTATCTTTTATATCTTTTTTCATTACTTTAATATTATCTTCAATAGTCATATTTTCATCTGTACTTCCATAATGAGATAAATCTATTTTATCTAAATAATTTGTTTCTTTAATAGCATCTAAAATAAAATCACTTTTTGCTAAAATATCTTTTTGATTTACATCATCACCATTTATATCGTTAGGAATCCAAAATGTTTCTTGAAAAAGATAATCTTTATTAAATTCTTTTACAACTTTTTTAGCAGCATCTTCTTTGTTTAAATTTTCATTAAACATTTTATATAAAACTGCTTGATATAATCCATCGGTAACTTTATTTATATGAGCTGCTTGACTTATTGATCCTATAGGTTGAGAATTTATTATTTTATTATAACCATCTTCTAATTCAGAATTAATGCTAAATTTAATATCATTTAAATCTGTTTTTTTTAGTGCAGTAGAATTAACAATATTTTCTTCTAAAGTTTTTACATCAAAACCTTTTGCAATATCATTTTTTAAATCTACGCTATTTGTACTAACCATAATTAAAGCACCAGATGGTAAACCATCACCTTCTAATTGTGAATATATATCAACTATTTTTTCTCCATATTTTTTATTTAATATTTCTAAAAAACCAATTTGATCTTTTGGATTTTCTATAGATTTAAATTGTGAAACTAAATTTTTTGATTCTGCTTGACTAATATATTTTCTAATAGAATTAGGTATTCCTTTTTCATTATAAACATTATCTAATAAAGAATTTCTTTCTTGTATTAAAGCAGCTTCTTGTTCAATATTATTAGATTCTATAGCAAAAGATATTTTTTCATTAATATCAATTAAATTATTATTTATTTCTGAATAATATCCAGCAGAATCTGTCTGTATTTTTTTAGCTTTTTCATTTGCTACAGATTGCAATATTGATTGTGCATCTTTTTTATATTTTATTTGAGTACCCTCTATTAAAATATTTTCAATAACATTTGATTCTTCTCCATAATTAGAATCTTTTATTTGATTAGAATTAGTTCTAACAATATCTGCAATTTCAATTTTTTCTAAAATATCTGCATATTCAACAGTTCCTTCAAAAGGTAAAATTAAACTTTCTTTAGAATATATAGATTGTTTTCCTTCTTTAGCAGATTCTAAGTATTCTTTTAAATTTTTTGATGCAAGTGATTGAGATATTTGTTTTGCTTTATTTAAAAAATCTGTTCTTGATTCAAAATTTAAATTTGTATATTTTTTATTATCTTTTAAATCTAAAAATGTTTGAATAGGATTTTTATTAATATCTTCAATAACTTTAAAAGTTTCTATTTCATTAGGAACATTATTAATAATTCTATCATAATCATTTTTATCTATTCTTCCTTTATAATTATCTTCATATAATTTTACCAATTCATCTATTAATAATTTTTGTGATAAAGGATTTTGACCAAAAATACCATCAGTTAATAATCTACTTCTTTTTATACTAACTTGATTATCTAATGATTGAAGTATATTAGTTGATACAGCTGAATCAACTTTAAATATTCCTTTTTGAACTTCTCCATAAAAATTATTATTAAACATTGTTTGAACATATTTATTAGAAGCCTTATTAGAAAAATTATTTTTAATTCTTTCTGATTCTGTTTTTATTAATTCAAATGCTTGATCTTTATTATCTAATCTACTTGCTCGATCAAGTGTATCAGTAAATTGTAATAATGCTTCATTTTCTAATTTTAATGCTTCAGTTTTATTTTCAAAATTTTTTTCTTGTACTCTATGTTGAACGATTGCTTGTGTGGCAGGAGCTAAAGCTGTACCTAATGTTTGAGATAATGGAACTTGAACATTTGATTTTACACCACCTACTTCAGCAGTAATTCTACCTTCAGTTTGAAATGTTGGTATTTTAGGCATTATGCTGTTCCTTTACTCATAGTTAATAAACTTGTACCAGTTGTAGCAATGGTACTAATTTGTGCAAGTCTAGCTTGTTGTCTAGCAAGTTGACCAGATATTCTAGCAAAGTTTGCTTCTTCCATTTTTTTATCTGCGGCTACTTTTGCATTATATTCAATTATATTTTTTTGTAATTCTGCTTCTAAAGCATTAGCCATAGCAATTCTATATGCTGTACCACTTCCTTGAACAACACCAGATTTAGCAAGATTAACTTTTGTTTCACCTTCTAATTGTTGAAATTTTTTATCAAATTGAGCAATATCAAATTCTTTTTGTTTTTCTATTTGAACTGCTTCTTGTTCTGCAACTAAAGCATTACGATTAGATACATCTTGATTATATTTGCCAATAGCACCTTGTTGCTGATATTGAGCTGCACCTAATGCACCGACTACTGCCATCTGCCAACCCATTAGAATATCCTCGCATACATATATTGATCTGAACCATCAAAACCAAATTTTTTCATTAATCCTTCTTCCTCTAATCCTAACCATTTAGCAAATTTTAAGCCAGTTGTATAGTTT